ACCTGAGGCATCTAGGTTTACTGATTTTTCTGAAGGATAAGTTACGAATACATCTTTAGTGCCAGCAGCAAAAGAAAGAGCTGAAGGTTGTGTTGCAGAACTATTAGCTAACACTGTAGTACGAGTTAGAGTAGTACCAGAAGTTGCATATGTGCCTATACCTACTTCCCACTCTGAAGTACCTTGTCCTGCGATGCAATAATAAGTGGTATTAGTGTTCCCGATTACAGCAAAGGATTGAAACCCCGTAGCTGCACCAGCAAGCGTAATTACACCAGTACCAGAAGTAGTAGTGCTTTCTTTAACTCTGTTTGCTAAAACTAAAGCCACAAGTTACTCCTTTAACTACGTTACTACTTCAACCCATACAACTGTATTTCCATCGTTAACAAGCTGCCAACCTGGTGTTTGTGAATCATTTATATTTTGCCAGTTTGGTGTTTGGTTAGGTACTATTTGCCCCCATACCAACACATTTCCAATGTACCCAGTAGCACTAACTCCAGTAGGACTTACAACTGCTTTAGCTACTACACTTACTGTTCCTACTGCACCAGTGGCTTCAACTCCAGTTACATTTACAATTTCATTTTCATATACAGTTACTGTTCCTACTGCACCAGTGGCTTCAACTCCAGTTACATCTACAACTGCTTTAGCTACTACACTTACTGTTCCTACTGCACCAGTAGCTTCAACTCCAGTTACATTTACAACTGCTCCAGCTGCTACAATTACTGTTCCTACTGCGCCAGTGGCTTCAACTCCAGTTACATCTACAACTGCTTTAGCTACTACACTTACTGTTCCTACTGCACCAGTGGCTTCAACCCCAGTTACATTTATAGTTATACTTACGGATCCAAGATCTGCAAATGGCGCACCCGAAAAGGTTGAAAACCCAAACGCCATTTAGTCCTCCTAAGCTATACGAATAATAGCATCTGCTGCAGTAGCTGAAGGGAATACAACTGTAAAATCCCCGGCGGTAGAAGTTTTATCCCCACCAAAATCTAGCACACATACTGCTTTATTTGCGCTTGTACTATTATATATCAATGCTCCACGTGCCGTAATAGTTGCTGTAGACCACGTAGTATCAGAAAAATCAGTTAATCCTGTAGTACCCGAAGTTGTAGGAGTTACATTAACCAAGAGGTTTCCACCAGCAACATACCCAGTACCAACAACTTCATCAGTCGCAGAATAAGCTGTTGTAGTTGCCCCCAGAGTGGCACTTGATGTATACAATGCTATATAAAAAGCATCCCCTGTACTTGCTGTAAAATTATGTGTAGCGGTCATTAACTGACCTTTAAAACTAGTACACATTGCCTGTGTAATCGCCATTATTCTGCTCCTTTAACCTAAAATATTAATTAATTCAGAATGCCCTGCATTCCGTAGTTTTGCCGCTATAGTAGTTCTTTCAGATCTAACTGCTTCGTGCATATAGAATACTAATACTTCTCTTATTTGGTTTCTAAATGCTTCTGCTTGATCGCGTATAATGGGATTACTTTGGCTACCTACACTAATAATTTTATCAAGTGCTCTCTCCGCTATTTCTTCAGGAGTAAAACCTCGATTTGATGTAGTATGGACTAATACATTACCTCCAAGTAAAACCCCAATATTTGATATGCTCATTTAATTGGCACCCTTATTTGTCCATTTCTATATGCATCGGATCTATTCTTGCCTTCTGCTAACTGTTTAAGTATGCCCATAGCCTCTGTATATCTGGCTGTATAATTAGTTAGCACTTCTGTTTCATCTTTCATAAATGCTACTGCTTCAAGAAGTGATCCATATAATAACACAGATTCAAAGTTATCACCAAGCCACGTAGTACCCGCAGTAACAATAGATTCTGGATAGTAAAAATAATGTAACTCTACTGCATATGCAGCATCAGGAGTTGGCCCTACTAAATAAGAATCAACATCAAATATTGAGTAATGTGTAGGTTTCCCTGTGCTAGTTGGATTAGGAAATGATTCTCTAATAAAATTAACGTCTTTATCTAGTAAATAAGAGTAATCCCCAGATACAGGGTCTATTACTGCCATAGAAAAGTTTGAAAGCCAGTCTGATGGTACTGTTAAATATTTATTGTTAGCAGTCATGGTTCCAGTTACATTTTTTCTAAGAGCTGGAAGTTGAACGGTGTTATAAATACGTTCTTCCGCATTTCCTACAAATGTAGCTATTTGAGTCGCTGTAGTAAATGAGGTAACTGTATCAGGAAAACTGTTTTCACAATAACCCTTAATAGCTGCAGTAAGCTCTGTATAGTTCATTTATCCCTTTACACCTGGCTATTTTTACTAAACTTTGTACCCTTTGTAGCTGCACCAGCACCACGCATCTTCTTAGTTTGTGTGCTAGCAATTTTATTAGGGTAACCATTACCTATATTTTCTACAGTATACTCTTTTGGTTGAGTATATTTACCAGTAGGATTAGGTGTATTTTCAGGGAAATATTCAAATTCTTCGCTCATATATATGCCTTTTTAACAGGATGTACTGGTTTCTTTTGATTAGCAACTTTAGCCAAACCACGGCCCAACTTCTTCATCTGCTCATTAGTCTTTCCACCTTTTGCCATTTTTTACTCCTTTTAAGTAGTTGTTACAGTTACTGTACCTATTTCTCCTGTAGCTAATAACTCGTTGTTTATATCTATAAGCTCAAGAGAGTTATTTAAACCTACTGCATTCCATCCCCACTGCGTTATTCTACTACCACCACTTGGATTACCTAGAGCATTTTCTCCTGACACATCATAACTTGTATCTGGCCTTGGATTACGTACCGCTTGTGGATCATCAACTGGATACAGCCCTAGAGATAATTGTGGTTGATCGGGTTCCCAACAACTTTTACATACTAATATGTTTACATTCTTAGTCTTAATTATTAACCGCTTTAGTTCTTTTAGTTTATACCTAAATCCACAACGATCACACTCACTTATCGCATTCTTGCCAGATGAGTATTTAGATGTCATTAGTTAAAAGCCACTCTAGGTGCTAGCCTTAAAGAAGCTTTTTCTCGGTCTTCCTCTGACGCTAGCATCCACTGCTCATCATATGCCATTTTTAGAACTTGTAATCTTTCAAATCCACCAGGCAATTTTAATGCTAACTGAACAGAAAGCCCAGCAACAAGTGCTGGTAAAAATCTAAATGGTATATCTTGAGTTGTACTACCATCACCCGCATCTTGCATTCTACGTAAACGCCAGTATACAAAGGTATAAGGGCCACTACCATCTCCGGTAGGCCATATGTTTATATTTGGTAAATTAGTACTTGTTACTGATGCAGCTGTGCTATGTGTTGCAGCTGTAGTATTATTTTGTGCTCTATAACAGTTTAGTAATTGGTTACTAGATACATTTTGGTACGCTATTGTTTCTGAGTCTATAGTAATAAATCCAGCAGCTGGTAGGTTAGCGGCGGATGTTACGTTTATTGTTGTAGCAGTTGCTGATATACCTGCTGATAATGTAGTATTAGCTGTAGATCTAGTGGCTCCAGTTTGTCTGTTTATCCACACTTGTATCGGTCTACCCTGTGCATTCTTGTTAGGCAGTGTTGAATACGTAGACTCGGAAATTCGTGAGATATTAATATCAATTTGGTTACTATCACTACCAGTTCTAACTACGTGATCAAGTAGGTCAATTGTGTCTGTAGGAATTGGATAGGATATCTGCCCAGTGGTAAGGGGTATCTGACCTTGTTCTATAGTCCACAAATTTATTCCGCGATTTGCCCACTCAATAGTAAGTAAATTTAAAGATCTACGTGCGGTACGCATATCATAGCCCGAACGAAGTTCAGACCCGCATCTCTCAAATGCTTCTTCTATTAAATTGTTAAGATCTAGATTAAAACTTGATGTGCTTGAAGTAGTCATCTAACATTTCCAAGCTCTTAAAGATTTATTTATGCGGCTATCAGGATCATTCGCTGTCTTAGCAGAAGTTAATTTCTTCTTCATGCCGGACATTCTGGCACAGAATGACTTCTTACGACTACCACCTTCTGGCTGAGGAGCCTTTAGTCCGGGCTTACCGGGGTTAGCTGCGTTATACGAAGCCCTACCTTTGGCGTTTAAGCCACCACTCTCAGACTTACCTTCTTTTCTTTGCCATGCGGGAGATTTAGCCATTATCTGTACCTCGCTGTTTTTTTTGCAACGTTTTTTGGTTGTGCTACAAACTGTTTACCTGCTGCTTTACCTGCACGTTTAGCCTTAGTCGTTGCTGCATATTCCTGTGGGCTTAACGCTTTAATTGCTGCTTCTGGCAAATAACGCTCTCCTGTTTTGGAAGAAGGTTTCCCTGACTTAGTACGCCATTTCTGGTCGCCCCAATTCTTTAGGGATTGCTGTGGAGCTTTCAATCTTTATACCCTCCACCTGCTGCTTTGTATTTTTTAGCTACAAGTTGAGCTTTACGTGCTGACCATTTTCCAGCACCAGTACCCTGAGTTGCCGCTGCTTTTACCGTAGATACAATCTTTTTACGTAACGTAGGTTTTGTGTAGTTACCTGCAGCATTAACTTTAGTCTTAACCATGTTTAAAACCTCTTAATGTTTCAGCTAACCTTGCTCTTTGGCCTAGTTTACCAGGGGCATTAGCTGCTTTAGCTAACTTACTAGCAGGAATAGTATTTCCTTCCTTAATACCTAGTGATTTACGTAAAGACCCAGGTTTCTTAATTGCGTCTTTAATCCAACCACCTTTAGCTTTTCCTTTAGGCATTTTGGTTTTCATAATATCCCCCATACCCCTGGACGGCCTCATTACAAAGTTCTACCCTTAGTTTTACCTTGTTTAGTTACACCATCAGCAGCACGAACAAAGCCACCAGCTTTAAGACCAGCGTGGGCTTTAGAAGCGGGTTTAGCAGCATGTTTAGCCAGAGCTTCAGGCATACCACCCTTAGCCATTGCACCTTTACCATCTGCTGCAAATGATGGGACTTTTTTGCCATC